ATGCAGCCATCGTCAACAATCATGACCATTGTGCCAGTTAAGTGATTGTAATGAAAGAATTCAGTGCCCTTCCAATTCTTGAAGGTTGTTGAGGTTGATAATTGTGTGTTCATGTGTATGTGTGTTTAAAAGTTGCGTAAAAGGTGGGCGGTGGTTAGCCGCCCGTTGGGGGTTAGTTATAAGTATAAAAATATAGAATTTCTGAATGTTTGATTTGCTTGCCGCCTTGCATCGGTTTGCCATACATCCAATGGTCATCGCGATTAGGCGCTATGTACATAATTTTAGGTTCATAGCCTAATTCCATTGGTGTTAACTTGTAAAGGTAGAACCCTTGTAAGTCTGATTCTAACAACTCCATTAAGTGATTAACTCCGTGTACTGAAATGCAGTGTTTTTTCATATTGCTGTGTGTTTTAGTATGCAGCAAATATACACCTATCTTTTGAATCTGCAAGACAAAAAGCAAACCATAACCACAAATTTACGCAACTCGCTGAAAATCAAGTCAATTATTTTGCGCGACAAATCGCAAAACCTGTAATCCCTCCGAGGGCAAATGCGAAGGCCCGTGTCTCGTACCACTTTTTCGGCTTGTCTGCGATGATCACGCTGTTGATTCCTGTGACGTTCACATAAGGATTGTCAACCTTTATGCGGACCACCTTGTCACGCTTACGCGAAAACAAGCCCTTACGCAGCGTATCTCCAATCGCAACGGTATAAGCTACCGGAATAATCATTGAATCAATCTGAAGCCTTCCTAAGCGGTTTATTGAGCCTCCAATCGATAGCCATTTCCCTTCTCGCCCGAATGATCTTGGCAATCGCAAGTGCGGAAAGCTGTCGATGTATATCGGCTCGGCAAGTTGTAGCTCCGTCTTCAGCACGGTCTTAGTCTGATATCGTACCACCACTTCAGGCTCGCGCAGTTCCAAGGCTCGAAGCTTAGTGCCAGCCGCTACAAGCTGGATGCCTTGGGAGTAAATCTTAGAGCTGTCCCTTGCAATGCGCACAGAGAACTCCGAGTTTAGCGAATCGAGATACATCGCATTGCTTTCAGATTCACGCAATGCACCACATGTGCGCAATAGCAAAAGCAGAATGAATAAGCAGATTGCCAAAAGGCTCAGTGTGCCAATGTTGCTCTTGTACATAGGATTAGTTCGTTAAGTCGTTTAAGGTACTCATCTTTATTTCGCAATTCATTGAGCAAGATATCCGCTGCCACCTTCAGCGGCATGGACTTCTCGGCGATGTAAACTGCCAGCACCTTCACAAGTCTCTCATCGCATTCGCAGTCGGTAGCCGGTAAGTTCATATTTGCCTGGTTGCTTTCTTAACTAATAGTCGAATCACATCATCAAGCTTGTCCACACTATTGGCAAGCATCTTCATCACATCTTCGCGTTCCTGTTCCGTTGCATTGTTGTGCTCAATCATCATCTTGACCAAGCCTCCGATTGAGGTCAATGGCTGGCGCAGTTCGTGCGATAGCATGAAGCGGAACTCTTCCAGAAGTATCTTCTGGCGTTCATGCTCATGGTTGCTGATGGAGGTCACATCGACAAGCTGAATTCCGATGAAGTGCAGCATGTCAACGATGGAGTAAACATTCCAAATGTTGTACCTTTCAGATGCCATCTTCTGCCTTGTCTTTGCATAGGTCCGAATCGGATCGGGTGATTTCTTCTGCGACTTCCTGATTGCCTGAAGCAGCTCATCGCGGTCCGAGTCATTGGCTGCAATGTCAAGAATGTTGGTAGGCTTGATGTGGCTGCTGTACTCCTTGAACAATTCATTGGAGGCGGCAATATTGCCATCCTTATCGGTGATTACATAGAAGAGGTCAATCGATGACTCAAGGATGTGCAGGCTTGCCATAAGGCAAAGATAAACTAAACTGCGCGCAAATCCGAAATCAATGCACGCCAAGCTGCGCCGCAAGTCATGAGGTACTTAGCAGAAAGCCAAAGCGTGAAGCTAAACACAACACCGTTCAAAAGTATATCGTAATTCATAGGCGTTTCCAATTCTTGCGTGTTTCTTACAGGCTGAGGTTTGATGGTGTAGTACGTTGGTTCTGCAAGTAAAGATACATCACAGGGCTGAATGGTGTCGAATGCAGTAAGTTCACGCACTGGCTTGGGCTGTGCCATGACAAACTCGAAGCTCTCGCGGTTAGCCTGGGCGAAGCTTGTGTCGGCAGTTGCAACCTCCCAACTCATGGTGTCGATGTGAACCTTGTTGTGGCGAACCGTCTTTATTGTATCTCTACGAACTTGCTGCATCGTCTTTGGCTTTTGGAATGTACCCAGCGGCGATTAGAGTCGCTACAATTGCCGCGAGTGTTTCGGTGGATATGACTTTAAAGATTAACAAAAAGATTGAAATAAGTATCACAAGGCTGCCAACTGTGCCACGCCAATGCTTCACAATAATGTCAATGATTCGCCGTGGTTTGGTAGCCCGTTTTCGCATGGGTAAGTTTACGCAAAGAGGCGGCCCGTGTTTAGGCAATAATGCTTCAGAAATTACAAAGTGAGAAGTACAATTTCGCCTCTTCCCTTCTGCGATTGGTTAGCCCTGCAAGCACCTTGCCGCTTGCCTTATTCCAACGCAGAAACTCATCCAATATGCTTGGGTCGGCTGCGTTTGCTTTTGCCTTCTTAAGCAGCGTGGATTTCACCAACGCACCAACGCCCACATTGTAGGCAAAGCACACCAAAGCATCGAACTGGCATTGATTCAATGAGGGCAAGTGCTTATTCACCGCCGCTTCGAAAGGTGCAAGGGTAGCGAGTAAAAGCTGCGTTGCTTCCTTTTCTGATGCGAGCTTTTCGCCCAGTAGAACTTTCTTGCCGTTCGGATGGCGCGTGCTGCCGTAGCCTATGGTCGGAACGCCAGCCGGGCAAAGGTAGGAGCTAAGCCGCAAGCCCTCGTACTTCTTAATCAGATTCAGACCGAGAAGCGAGGTGGAGCGCATTTAGATAATAATATACTGGATGTTGGCTACTATGGTTATTTGAGCATCAAGTGCCGAAAGTGTAACGCTGATACTAATTTGACTTGAGCCAGTATCAGCAGAAACAATAGCATTAATCAATTCAGAATAGTTATTTGTAATAGGAGTTATAACACCGAAAGCATCACGCGCATTTGTAAAAGTTGAGCCAACTGGAGGGCTAATGTTAAAACTTCCAGTATCAACCGCAGCGTCTAAGTCTATATCGAGATAAAGGCTCATTGTTACGATGTTATTCACGCGGCTATACAAGGCGCGCAATACGGATGCATTACAATCGTTTTCGCCGCTTATAGTTGGCGTAAAGTTTCCACTCTCAAACTGCGGCATCCCTGAATAGATGTCTTGAACCTCAATCTGTCTTGATTGGTTTATCGAGGTGTCCACAATGTAAAACACATCCGCAGGGTCTGCTGCGCCTAACGTGGTTAAATCGGTTACTTTAACGCCTGCCATAGTTGTTGAGTTTATGCAAAGTTACAAAGAATTTAAATACTGCAAGGCTTGTTCTGAATTATCAAATTGATGGTCATTGAATGTCGTGCTTGTGGTGGCAAAGCAGTACACTCCAGCCTCGCAAATAATATGCAGGCTTTCGCTATCCACAAGCTCCCAATTGGGCGCAATTAGTTGAGCATTGATTTCGCCATCCGCAACGGATGAAAAAAACTCAATAGCGTTCGATGTTATGTTTACGTTTATCATTTGATTTCAATTTGATAGTATGATAAGACTGTTGAATCCCCAGCCGCGCCGTTCTGAATTGCGAAAATGAGATACTGGTTGACCGTCCAATCGATATTTGAATTTGTCAGCGTTGCATTACCAACGGCTGCATCAATTGGAATTGATGCGTTGGCTTGTGCTGTTTGCGTATTGGTTGCGCTTTTTACTATTGCGCTTCTGTCAATACCTATATAGTTTTGCGAAATTGTAGCCGTAGCCGATGTAACTATCAGCGTTGGCGCAGGGCTTACAATTGAATCCGCTGTATTGGCATAAACTCGAAGCGTAGTGATACCAGCCGCGCCCGTTTTACCTACCCTTGCTTTTATTTCGATTATTTTTCCAACCGTTATCGTATTCGCAGCAATCAGCACGCTCACAACTTTAGTGTTTGTTGTTATTCCTGTTACCGCTGTTTGATTGTTGAGGTCTTTGTATAGCAACGGCAAGGTCGGGAATGTTGCAAGCGTGCCATCCCCTCGAACATACTCTGAGGTCGTGCCGCTTGGCGTGTTAAACTTGCCGTTGAATGTAGTCCAATCTCCCGAACTTAGCGCACCTCTGTTGGCAGCACTTGCTGTTGGTAAGTTGAATGTATGCGTTGAGGTTGCCGAGCTGATGCCGAAATCCGTGCCAGCCGTTCCCGTTGCAAAGTTTTGCACTTGCGCGCTCAAGCCGTTTAGTGCGTTTAGCCCTGTGGTGAACGTGGTGATTATTTGGCAAAGGTTGTTGTCCTCAGTATGCAGCGTAATGGTTCGCCCCGATGGGGTTACGAAAATGCGTACTGCGAGCCTATCTGTTGCAAGTAGCACCGTGCTTGGTACTGCAAGCGCACTAATGTATAAATCGACCACCGTGCCACCTGTAATCGCTTCGGGATTTGTAGCACCTGATGATATCAACGTAAAGGTTGCACCATCGTATTTGTAAAGCTCAATGTAAAAGCTCGGACTACCACCGCCACTCGATGCGTTAAAATAGGTTTCAAAGTTCCAATTGCCTGAAGGGATTGCTAAGAGATTCGGGTCGCCTGCATCAGTTATGAATTGCGCGATGTAGCCATTGCCCTGCGCGTTGGTGCGCGTAAAGTTTGTACCGCCTCCAAGCACAGGAACGCGGCTCATTTCATAGTAATCATCTCCCCCGATTATACCCTGACTGATTGAGCCGTTGAGGTAGTAATTAACCGAAGCACCACCGCCGCCTCCAAGCGGAAAGTTAGCAAGGCTGCCATCGCCGCGAACGTACTGGCTCACTACTCCGTTTGCGGTTATATCCACGCTCGGGGTTGTGGTATTGTTCGGCACGTTAACGCTGAACGCAGGGTTAGTCGGTGTTGGAACGGTTGCCGCTACCGATGTTACCGTGCCATTGGTCAAGGTTGGAAACGGCGTAGGCGTTCCAGTGCCATCGAGATAGTCTGAAGCCGTGCCTGTTGGCTGGTCGAACTTGCCGTCAAAGGTATTCCAATCGGCA